CGAGCGCGTCGTCCTCGATCGGCGGCGATGCGACGGCTGGTGCCAGCGGTCCGCCGGTTGCGCTCGTGTTGGCCATGCTCTATCCCGAGAGTGGTTTCAGTTCACAGGTGGCCGCGACAAAGCCGCGCCCGAAGTGGCTGTAATCGTTGACTACTGCGACGGTGTAGGTCCGGCCCTGCCAGATCACCTCGTCGGCGTCCGCGCCGTCGCCACCGTCGCGCAGCCGGAACGGCGTGTGTAGCGTGATCGAGCCCGTGATGCGGCTGCCGTCCGATCCGCGCGTCAGTACGTCGCCGGCGTCGCTGGTCACGACCGCCGCGAACGGTGTATCCGTCGGCATGTTGGTGGCCCTGCCGCGGACGTCGATCGTCTGCGTCATGCGCCGGCACAGCAGGCCGGTGTCCATGAAATCCGGGTCGAGCAGGATGTCCGTGACATCAAGGAATGCCATGGGTTACCCCTTCTTCTTTCTTCGGATGACGTAGATGGTGCTGTTTCGGTACTGCGCGGTATCCACGAGCGTATCCGTGCGCGTGACCCCGCGGCGCCGTCGCGCGGCGAGCGTCGATTCGGATAGCTTCGGCTGGATGTTGCTGTTGATCTTCGCCCGGACGGAGTTTTGCGCTACCAGCCCGGCGGATGCCATGCGCTTCTCGGCGCGCGGTAGGTCGCCGTCAAGCGCCGCCTCGACAGCCTTCTGTAGATGGGGGACATACTTTTCCTCGGCCGCCTGAACGCCGGGCACGAGGTGCGGGCGTGCAGGGATGTTCGCCGCGGGAGAGCCGTTTTCCATCAGGTAGCCGATCACGGCATTGCTAATGGGCTCATCTTCCTTCCTATCGCCGGCCGTGCTGTCTGGCACGCCGACGAGCACCTGCTTATCGACGAGCCCGCTGATCGACTGGAGAACTTCCTTCAGCCGATCGGTCTTGATGAAGCCCATGGGATGCTCCCGATGGGCTGCCGCGGCTACAGCTGCATGCCGCCTGCGCCCATCATTCTGGCGAGAGTCAGGAACCGAACACCGTAGGTCGTCAGGTTCCACATACCGGCGTCGTCAATGGTCGCCGCGCCCGTGTCATAACTGGCGCTGACCTTGTCGACTGCCTTGGAAGAAAGCGGGCCTGTGACCTGGCCCGGTGTGCCGCCGACGGCTGCGGTTGCCTCGTCCCGCGCGCCCAGCACAAGGTGGTGCGCGGTACAGAGTTCGATGCCCTGATCGGTCAGAACGCCCCAGCGGCAAGGGTTCACCAAGGACACCGAGACGGTCAGCCAGAAGTCGACAGTCGCATCGGGATACTTCGTCTTGTCGGCGAACTCCGGAAAGTCGTCTCTGAAATCGTCTGGTGTCATAGGTGGTTGGCTGATGCCCCTTGCGAGGCATCATACCCCGTTACTTTTTACCGGTCTGCTTGGCCGCCGCCTCGGCCGCCTTCTCGCGCTCAGCGATGGCCACCTCGCGGGTGTCCAGCGCTTCGGCACGGGCGTTCAGGTCGGCTTCGCGCTGGTCGGCGGCGCTCACGCGCTGAGCCAACTTCGCCTCGCCGTCGGCCAGAACACCGGCCCGCAGGTCCAGCTCATCCTGCAACTCTTTCAGCTCCTTGGCCTTCCCTTCCAGGAACTCGCCTGCGGATTTCAGGGCCGCGCGCTCCTTTTCCAGCTCAGCGTCCGCTTCCGGGCTGGCCGGCGGTGCGTCGCCAGTGTGTGCCTGGACGAACCAGTGCTTGGCGATTGCTTCCGACACCTGATGGTTGCCCACCGGGAACTCGTGCTTCTCGCCGCCGTGGCGCAGGTTGAACGCCTTCTTGACGTAGATAGTCGGCATGTCGCTCTCCCTTACACGCCGTCGCGGTACGCAACGGTTTCCGGATAGACCACTTCCACCACGCCCAGACGGCCGAAGTAGGTGGTGATCTGGTTGATGCCACGGTATTCGAGCGGCGTGCGTTGCAGCGGCACCATGGGGAACCGGATGCGGTTCTTGTCCTTGGTGTACGCAACCATGCGGTTCGCGCCCGCTGCGCCGCGCCCCGTCAGCCACTTCGACGGGAAGATCTCCAGCGGGCGGCCGTTCAGCCCGTTGGCGATGCTGTTCTCGCGTAGGTAGTTGAGGACGCTGATATTGCCGGCGTCGCTCACCTTTCGCTGCACCAGACGCGACCAGTTGGTCGGGTCCAGCAGAATGCGCCCCGGGCACACCGCGTACGCCGCGGCGCTCCACGCGCTGTCCAGCAACTCGTTCACGTCATCGAGCATCTGGTCCGGCGTGGCCGTGGCCCAGTTGCCGGTGTCGGCGTTGGACACGTTGGTCACTGCCGTGTTGTTGACCAGGCCGGTCACGCCCAGCACGGAATCGCCGATGTAGACCTGCTCGTCGGTGTCCATGTTGTGCTTGAGCTGCATGGCCTCGAACTTCTGTTGATCCACCGGGCGGCCGAGCTGCTGGGCAGCCATCAATTCGGGAAGCGTCCACCCCAGCTCGATACCCCACAGCGTCAGCGGGTTCGGCGTCTTGCCGATGTCCAGGCCAATGCCCTGGATAGCGGTGGTCTCCTTGCTGATCCAGTTCTTGCCGGCCGGCGAGGGGCCGCCTGCAGCAGCAAACGACGAGTTGGTGAACGACGAGACGTCATCAGTGATGGCCACGTCCTCGCGCAAGTCGATGTCACGCGACCAGGTGACCGACGCAAGAGGCATGTGCAGCGTCTGGTCGAGGCGTTCCAGTTCGCCCACCAGGAACACGCCGGTGCTGTCGATCGTACGTGCATCGAACGTCATCATGGCGTCGCGGGTGCGCGCGCGGATGACGGCCGGGGCGTTGACCATGGCGGTCGCGGCTGCCGCTGCCATGCGCGGAAGGATGATTTTGCTCATTCTGGGTGACCCCTTAGATGTTGTACGCGATCTCGACGTTGCCATTGGCATCGCCGGCGTTGGTAAAGATGGCGCCCGGGATGGCGATGGTATTGGCGCCGTCAGCCGCCGCTTCGATGCCGCCGATGGGCTTGCCAGCAGCTGCCGCAGCCACGCGCACGTAGACGACGCCGTTCAGCGCCGGCGTGCCGGCGTTGTTCTTCACGGTCATGTAACCGCGGCGCATGACGTCGCCGATGCCACTGGCGGGCGGCGTCGCGGTGCCCAGCGGATCGGACGCGGCGCCACCGGTCGTCGGATACGGACGCACCAGCAGACCGTATGCGGCGGTAGCTGCGTCGCCAGCGCCTAGCGGCACAAACTTGCCCCCGACGATCTTGCCGAACAGGCCATAGCCAGCGAACGGCGAGGCGGCGTTCAGCGCAATTGCCTCGACGGTCGATGCCGAGCGGCGCGAGATATCCCCGGGAATGCCCGAGGCCATGCGGAACAGGATTGCGTTGCCCATGTCGGGACTCCCTTGGTTATTGGCCGGATTGTTTGGCCCAGAATTCGGCGTTGCGCTTATTCATTTCGGCAATGCTGCTCGGCTTACCGAAATCCTTGGTTTTGGCCACGCTGTCGTGCGCGCGGCCGTTGTTCTGCGCCTTGATCAGCTCGCTGGCGCCCATGAAGGCAGCGTGCACCAGGCCGGCTGGCAGTTTCTCGAAGTCGGCCTGGTGGCCCCCAAGGAAAGGACTGATCGCGGCCCTGCCGACGTCCGTTCCATAGGCAGTATCAAGCGCCTTGCGCTGGCACTTGCAGAGTGCAGCGGCGCGGTCCTTCGTGGAGGTGGCTGCATCGAACGTCGGCAGCTTGATCCCCGGGGCCAGGATCTCAGCGCGCGACGGGATGCTGGCGGCCGAATCACCGGTGTACAACTCGACTTCGGACTGATTCAGCGTCGGCGCCGATTCGGCCTGTGTCAGGTCGCCGTCGTCGCCCGTCTTCTTCTTCGCCGGGTCGTCATCGTCGTCCTCGTCGTCGACCTTCTCGCGCTCGGCGTCGCGGGATTCGATCTTGGCCAGGCGGCGGTCCATCGACTTGATCGTCTTGGCGAGCGCGGTAAGGGCGTCAGCAGTCTTGCTGTCGCCCTTGTCATCGTCCTCTTCGTCTTCGTCCGGATCCGCATCCCCGGTCTTCTTCTCTTCGTCGATCTCGGTTTCGGCGTCCTTCACAAGGGCGCGCAGCTTGTCGAGAAAGGTGGGCTTCTTCTTTGCCATTTCAGGTTCCTTATCGCCAATGGCGCAGCGAGGCCCGCAACGGCCTCGCTCTTCCAGGGCTACGTGGTTGACAACGATGTTCCGCTGAACCCCGCGGCCGGGTGAGATTTGTTCGTAGTCCGCCTCGTAGCCGAGGCTGACCTCTTCGATGTGTTCTTCCTGCACCGCCTTGATGGCGTCCGGATGTTTGATCAACAGGTCGGCCA